GCTATGAATTACGAAAGAAAAGGCGGTGCGTTTGATCATGCTTATGTAAATCAAGGGTTAATTACTTTAGAACAAGTTATGATGGACTTAAGTATTTCTGATGATAACAGCAATGACAACGGACAAAGAGATTTGGACGATAGTGATGACGAGATTTCCGAAGATTCCAACGGAGTGGACGTGCCTAACGGAGAAGGAAATGAGGATGCAAGTTAGAAATAGTTATAAACAAAGGTTGATAAATGAACGCGACTCAAAGAGAAGATTACTGGCTGAAGGTGGAGAGGTTGCGCAAGAGCATTGAGGATAAGTATAGTTCTTTGATAAAAACAATATTGAATGCAGAGGTCAAGCGTATTGCTAAATTAAGCAGCACTGTAGGGCCTTCTGCAGCATTGACAATGCTTGGGACCATTGCGTGGGATGAGAAATTTGCAGGAATATTGCGCAGTTTGTATAAAGAATGCGGAATTGTTTTTGGAAATGCATCTTATCGAGCATCCAGTATTATGTCAAAAAAAGCTGATGATCCTAATGGTATCAATGATGACTTGGCTCGTAAAATGTCAGAATTTTTACTTTTGTATGGACTTCAGTTAGCGGCTTATGTAGCAGAGACTACAAAAAGACGAATAACTTTTATAATTTTGAGTGGGCAGAAAGTGGGGTTGAATGGTATTGAGATTAGTAATAACATATTGCAAGATGCTGAGATTGGCTATACTCTGAATAGAAGTAAGCGTATAGCAAGAACCGAGGTGATGCGAGCTAGTAATTATGCCGCATTTATTGCAGCACAAGAGCATCCATATGAAGTAGATAAAATATGGATAGCAACAAGGGATGCAAGAACTCGTAGAATTCCAAAAAATTATTATGACCATTATGATATGGATGGTCAAATGAGTAAAATTTTGGAGCCGTTCATTAGTCGGGATTTGGGAGGACGAGTAGTGACTGCGCAATATCCCGGTGATCCACGCGCTCCAAAAGGGTTTACAATAGGTTGTAGGTGCACAGTTGCGTTTATACCTAGAAGAGACTCAGATGGTAATTTAATAATGAAAAGATAGTTATGCCAATATTTGAATGTTCGAATGGTAAGTACAGGATAGGAGAAGGCGAGTGCGTATACACAAGCCGTGAGAATGCTGAAGAAGCTTACCAAGCTTATTTGGCATCTGAAGAAGATAGGCAAAAAAGTGAGACATATAATGATTATCCTGAATCGGCATCTAATAATGCAAAACGTGCATTAAAGTATAAGGAAGAAAATGGAAGTTCTTGCGGAACTCCTGTGGGGTGGGCTCGCGCTAGGCAATTGGCTAACAAAGAGCGCATCAGTAGAGACACGATCGCTCGTATGGCATCATTTAAAAGGCATCAACAAAATAAAGATGTACCATATGATGAAGGATGTGGAGGAATAATGTGGGATGCTTGGGGAGGCACATCAGGAATTGAGTGGGCTATTCGCAAATTAGAACAAATAGACAATAAAAAAGAAGAATACGATATGGATACAATCAAGTTCAACAACAGGACTATCTACAATTACAAGAATATACACACAGGACCAAAAGGTCTTACAATAAAAGACGTTGACACAACAAAGGGGATTGTAACAGGATACTTCAGCGCATTTGGAGTAGTAGATTCCGATGGGGACATGATGATGCCCGGTGCTTTTAAAAGAAGCATACAAGATTGGGGGCCTAACGGCAAGCAAAGAGTGAAACACCTTTTCAATCATGATCCGGGGCAACCTTTGGGTAAAATAATGGAGTTGGACGAAGATAGCTACGGACTTAAATACGTTTCTAAAGTAGGTACTCATTCATTGGGCCGCGACTTTATAAAGATGGTTGAAAGTGGGCTTATTACAGAACATAGCATCGGTTTTAGAACCCTAAGAGAGCAAAAAGGTAGCGGAAGTAATGAGATTTACGATGTAATGCTTTTTGAAGGTTCCTCTTTATCTGCATGGGGAGCTAATATGGAGACTCCACTTATAGGGATGAAGTCTGAGCAAACATTAAAACAATTGCAAGACCAAATTAAGTCATTTGAGAATTTTATCAGGAACTGTGATGTTAGCGAAGAGACTGTTGATTTGTGTCTTATAAAAGTGAAACAACTAGCACAAGCTATAGAGCATATGAGTAGCACAGAGGCAGCCATCGAGGCACCTTTGCAGCAAAAAGATGATGAGCTTGAGCAGTCGCTTATAAATATCCTTAACAAAATCTAAATCTAAAAAAAATGGAATTGAAGCAATTTGAATCTGCCCTTGAGAGCAAGGTAGCAGAGATGAAAGCAGAAGTGAATTCTGCAACTGAAAAAGCTGCTAAGGCTTATGAGAGCAAAGTAGCTGAAATCAACGAAGAACTTACTAAGACTAACAAGTCTTTGGAAGAAGCTCGTGCTGAAGTATTGGAAGCAAAAGCAGCTTTTGGCCGCATTAAAGAGCAACAAACTAAGAAAGTTGCTACTTCTTATAGCGAGCAAATCGGTGCTTTGAAATCTGCAATCGGTGATGTAATCCTGAAGGGTTATGAGCAAATCAAAGAAGCTGCTCGTCCTGATGGAAAGGCTTTCGCTGCCGAAATCGATCTTAAGGCTGTTGGTGTAATGCTTGAGTCTTCTCACTTGACTGGTGATGCTTACGTTTCTTACGTAGACAATCCTTTCATGAGAGCTTTTGTTAACCCACACTTGCGTTCTGTATTTGGTATCGTTCCTGTATCTACTGGTTCAGTATCTTTCCCTCGCGGTAACTCTCCTGTAGGTGAAGGTTCTGTAGCAGAACAAACCGAAGGTGCTGCTAAGGCTCAGTTGGACTATGACGTAACAATGGTTAACGTTCCTTTGAAGTATATCGCAGGTTATGCTAAGATCTCTCGTCAGATGATTGATGATCTTCCATTCATTCAATCTTATCTGCAGACTTCTTTGATCGAAGACTTCCAAAAGCAAGAGAACATTAAGTATCTGAATGCTATTGCAGCTGCAGCTACCGCAGGTTCTTCTTCAGGTGCAAATACCGCTGAGAAGTTTGTAGATTACATCGCTCAATTGGGCGCTGCTAACTGGAACGCAAACCTCATCCTTACTACCCACGCAGGTTGGTCTGCAGTATTGAAGACTTTGCCTTCAGGTGGTTCTTACAGCGTACCCGGTGGTCTTACTATCGATAACAATGGTAACGTTAGAATTATGGGTGTTCCTGTAATTCCTCACAGCCAAGTTACTGCAGGTAAGGCTTATGTAATGGACACTAACAAGTACAAGATTGCTCAGCAATCAGGTCTTGCTGTTCGTTCTACAGAGTCAAATGAAGATGATTTCATCAAGAATCTTCTTACTTTCAGAGTTGAAAGCCGTTGCGAACTTCTTCAGTTCCAACCTTCAGCTGCTGTATACGGAAACGTTTAAAAAACACATAAGGGAGGTCAAACTCGGCCTCCCTTATTTTTAATTTATGAATATATTAGCTTCAATTCATTTGTATCCTCCGAAGCACAATTGTGGCGCAGAATGGATGATACATCATTTGTTAAAACACTTACAGTCTAAGGGACATAGTGTTAAAGTTCTTTTACATCAGGCGAATAAATATAAGATTACAAATACGTACGTGTTTGATGGTGTTGATGTATTCCCACCGGATCCTGAGGTTATTGGTGGGTTAATTGGATGGTCGCATTGTGTGTTTACTCATTTAGATTACACTAGATGGACAATATACAATGCAGGGATGTATGGTAAACCAATATTTCATTTTGTCCATAATAGCCATTTCTATCAAGAGATAGCAGATGCGGCAAAACAACAACATGTAGTATATAATTCTAATTGGGTGAAAAACAAATTGGCATATAATAGGCCAAGTTTTGTAATGCCACCTCCAGTTGACTACCGATATTACGATACAAAGATTAACGCAGAGGATAATCAGTACATAACATTGATAAATCTAAATGCAAACAAAGGCGGTCATATTTTATACGAGATTGCTAAAAGGATGCCCGAAAAGCAATTTTTGGCAGTTAAAGGTTCTTACGATACACAGGTTATACAATACCTGCCTAATATAAAGGTTGTAGATAATACTACCGACATACGTAAGCACTACAAACAAACTAGGATATTAATAATGCCTTCGGAATATGAGAGTTGGGGTAGAACCGCTACAGAAGCAATGTGTTCAGGGATACCTGTAATATGCACTGATGGCGAAGGGCTGAGTGAGAATTGCGATAAGGCAGGAATATATATAAAAGATAGAAATGACATTGAAAGTTGGGTTCAGCAGATTAGTAAATTGGATGACAAAAAAGCCTATCAAGTTGCATCAAGAAAAGCTAAAGCAAGAGCAAGAGAACTTGACCCTGAGCAAACGCTTGATGCATTTGAGAGTTGGCTCAGAGAAAATGTTAATAGATACAAACCTTAAATATGCCGATATATACCATAGGGACAACGCTAGTAAATGATGCTCCATCGGAGCCAGTTAGCGTTACAGAGATGCGTAATTGGATGCGCTTAGATCCCACAGATACATCTGATGATGCGTTAATATTGGATTTAATATCTGCTGCAAGACAGCACATTGAGAATGCTGCATCATTAACTGTTGTCAACAAGACATTTGTAACACAATTTGAAATTGTTGGCAATAACCATAAACAATGGATTGTTAAGTTACCATTTGGACCGTTAGTGTCTATTACATCAGTAAAATATCAAATAGGTGTAAATACTTTTGAGACATTAGTTTCAAATGAAGAATATGAGGTTATGGGCGGTAAGTTGTTGTTATATAAGCAAGGTATTTATAAGGTAGAATATGCGGCAGGCTTCGGAACTGTTCCGTATGATTTGAAAAATGATATAATGACTTTGTGTGCTTGGATGTATGAGAATAGGGGTAAAATGCTTAATATTGATAATAAGGCTAAGGCAGGTGCGTTTCCATATTGGGAAGGCCTAAATTATCATCAATATAAAAATGTATTGATCTAATGAAACTAACAATATCTGCAAGAGGTTTTAATTTAGGAGTTGCCAAATTTAAAAATAAGGCACTTGCTTCTATTGCAGATATTGACAGGATTATAGAGAAAAATGTACAAGAGGCTACTGAGAATGCTAGAACTATATTGCCTGCACAGTATGGAGATTTGGCTGCTAGTATAAGTTATAGGAAAATAGACGTTAACTTATATGAAATGATTGCGGATAAAGATTATGCGGCATATGTAGAATTTGGTACAGGTGATTTTGCTGCATCTTATGTTCCTAGCTTGGAGCCTGAATGGCAAAAGTTAGCGGAATCATATATTGTTACAGGAGATGGAACAACACCTGAAGAACCATATTTTTACAAAGCTGTTTCAAATATGTGGCCTAAAATGATAGAAGAACTTCAAAAAGCTACAAATGCTAGATACAAGTAGTGCAATAAGAGATAGATATGTGGCTATGCTAAATGGAAGCATTACCTTAAATGGTAAAAATGTTCCTGTTTATGCTGAATCAAAATTTGCTACCCCACCACAGGCTTATGTAACGATAGGTACTATTGAGGAAACAAATGATGATAATAACCATAAATTTTTTAGCGTAATTGATGTAAACGTAGATATATTTTGTCAGCAATATAAAAGAAATGATATGAGTCAAGTAGATAGTATCAGCTCACAGATATTGCAGATATTGATTCCAACTCCTAGTGGAACAGAGATTGGTGATGCAAATTTTGAGATACATCCTATTGCTAGAACAGGAATCAAATACTTATCTTTGGAAAGCGGACAAAATTATGTCGCAAGAAAAATCGTAACAATTCGTAATTTAGTAAATCAAAAATAAAGAAAAATGGCACAAATCTTAGGTCAAAACCAAGACATTGAAATTAACTTGACAGATCCCACAGGGGTTACTGGTTCTTACAAGGCCTTGGTATGTTTGAGGAATTCTTCAGTTAATACTGAACTTGCTGTAACTTCTGAAGAAACCAATTGCGGTACAAAAACTTCTGTTGGAAATGCAACTGCAACAATTGATTTTGATGCAATTTGTGAAACAGCTCCTTCTGCATCACAAATCAGTTATGAAGACATGCTTGCTTCCCTTGTTAATAAAACATTGATTGGAGCAAAAGTTTCTTCTCCATCTGCAGGCGCATCTTACCATCATCAATTTGCCGCATATGTAACTAGCTTGTCTCTTGGACAAGAAGCAGGTGCATATATCAGCTTTAGCGGTACATTGACTTCAGATGGTTTGATTGATATTATTCCATAAATTAATTTATGAATTATACTACGATTTTAGTTAACGGCCAAAAGGTCGGTATCAAATTTGGTATGGCTTCATTCAGATACTTGAGTGACAAGTTTAAAGAAGGGAAAGCATATCACAATGGAGAATTGACAGAAATAGGTATAGCCTATATTGTCTATAGCGGTTATTACAATAACTGTTTAGTTAAAGAAGAGGAGCCTACTCTGTCATTTTCTGATATAGTTGATTGGGTGGAAAAAGCATTTGTTGGTACAGATGATGCTTCTGAAATCACTAAGGTCATTAATTTATGGTCTGAAAATGATTTCATTAAAAAGAAAGATGGACAATCAACTGAAGAGCCAAAAAAAAAGACTTCACGTGGGAAGAAATAGAATCCTATGCCTTTGGGCAGATGAGGTTACTCCCACGTGATTTCTTTAATATGAGTCCACGCCATTTTTCATTAATGATAGATGGCTACAATGAGACCAAGGTAGATACATATAGGGTTGCAAGAATTCTTATGTATACAATGGTTAAATTACTTGGTGATTCCAAGTCGGGTCCAAAGTCACCTGAAGCATTGTGGCCATTGCCCGGAGACAATGATCCTAATAAGATTGATGAGGATGAAATAAAAAAATTGTTTGAAAGGCTAGCAGATAAACAGAAAGAATGAAAGATGGTAAACTCATATTACAGATAGGTGCTGATGTTACTGAGTTTAATCAGAAACTTGGTGATGTTCAAGATAAAATAAAAAAACTTACCAATTCTTTAGCCAAAGCAACTGGAAAAGATATTGGAAAAATCAATATACAGCTTACAGGTTTAGAGAGAACGCAAGATACTTTATTGCGTTTTGGGGCATTTGCAGAAGGCACTTTAGGTGCGTTAAAAAATCAACTAGCTACATTAAAGCAAGAGAGATTAGAGATTAAAACCTCTGATACTTCAAAACTTGAAGAATGGGGAAGAAAGATAGAAGAAGTAACTAAAAGAATAAAAGAAGCGGAATCAGCAGGTAGAGAATCAAAATTTGATATAATTCCTCCTGCGGCAATAAATTCTATTGAATATTATAGGGATCAAATTAAAATACTTACCGAACAAAGGGCTAGAATTAGTATTGATACACAAGATGGAATTCAGCAAATTGGCAATATTAATGTTAAAATAGACGAATTTAAAAATAATATTAAGAGTGTTGAAGGCATTGGACAAAA